CGCTGGTCTAGTGACGCAAGTTCAGTAGCTGCAGGGTAGTGTCCGGCAAAGTTAGACTGTGCGTAGGTCACCATACCTTCGAGGTCGTCGGCTTTGCCGATATCCTCAAAAGAAATGCCGCCAGCAACCAAACGAGCTCCCACTTCGGATGTGGTGATCTTTTCAGTTGTCCAAGTTGATCCTCTTCGAGAACTAAAGGCAATCGCATAATCACCAGTCGCTTCTTCGGACACCTTGTAAAACTTCAATATAAGTTCGTCTACGCCTGCGCTGTACACAACTTCCAAAGCAACCTTGGAGACGTGTGCATTGAAGAAAGAATCAGGAATGGGGACCGCCGGCGAGGCAAATGGATTAGCCAAAGCTGCCAAATACCTGCTTTGAGCGGCGTGCCCAGTGTTGATAAATTCAAGTTCTTTTTTCGGGGGAGATAAAACGGCTCCCCCGGTCCTAGCATTATTCTTATTTTTCATGTTACTCATTTTAACACAAAAGCGACAGCTGTCTAACTGCAGCCAATAGATCTTTTTCAACAAGTTCTTCAAATTCAATTACGACTATGGGCTCGAGTGAAAAGGCTTCACAGTAGCTAAGAAGACTATCTTGCGAGTAACCACCAGGAAGAACTGGTACTTTCTCATAGTCTCCTTGCTTCATCCAATAAGCTAAACCGCCTTGTAATTCCCCTTCTAGTCGTTCGTTTCCCTGACGACTCAGAACACTGTAAAAGGTTCCAACTAGAGGGCAATCTGCGTACAAGGATAGTCCGCAAAATCCAACATCCCTGAGGTAGTTGTAATATTTTGCTACACCTCTGGACGAAATGGCAATCATATCTTTGAATACACTCGTTGGCTTACGCACCATCATCCACCCTCGATCCAATCGAACGGGTTTCATCTGGCAAAATTCAATATGCTCAACACGGTATACGGGCTCTTCAGCAACCATGTTGAATCCATAAGCAACAAAGAATAAATCAAATCCATCAAGAAATCTTGGCAGATCTGAAAGCTCCATTATTGCAACAGAATCATCCCCATTGTTGACTAACTTGAAATTCAACCCTAAGGTCTCTTTCCAATGCAACAATACAGATGTCATAAGAATCACGTTTCCAACAGAAGTGTTCATATCACCTGACATCCTGCCAGCTGTCTTATACTCGAAGTCGAAGATGTCTCCTTTACCCTTGCAAAAATTTACAAGTTGGCGTCTTAACAACCAATGTAACTCTGAATCACCTTTCCTGGTACTACGGAAAAGGCGTCTGTAAACAGAATGTTCA